AGTATTTGCGGTTGCGATGATGTTGAAACCCGCCTTTGGTTCGATGTACTTTCCAATTTTTTTAAGGAAAACTCCTTTACCTTCAAGGATGGACTGGAGGCAGAGGATTTTGTTTGAGGCAAGGTCAACCTCGTCAAGGAGCAAGATAGCTCCTCTGTTGAGAGCTTGAATAACTGGTCCGTCATGCCAGACGGTTGCACCGTTAATAAGACGGAACCCACCAATGAGATCATCTTCATCTGTTTCTATTGTAATATTCACACGAATCAGTTCTCTATTTAGAGTAGCACATGCTTGCTCTACACTAACTGTCTTACCATTACCAGATAGTCCAGTAATAAATGTAGGGTAAAACATCTTGGAACTGATGATTTTCTTTACATCAGAGAAATTACCGAAAGGAACAAAGTTTGGATCCTTATCAGGAACTAAGTTTTGTTCAATAGCAGGAATAGCAGCAGGTGCCTGATAAGTTTGCTCAAGTTTTTCTTGAATAGTAAGATCGTACTTGCCAATTCCCTGCTTATAATTTTTAAGTCTCTTTTTAACAGTAGCAAGAGAACAGTTAAAGTGTTCAGATGCTTCAAAGAGTTGTCTAGTAGTTACCTCAGTACCAACCTTATCAGTAAGATATGTAACTAAGTCTTCAGTTGTAACTGGAACAGGAGCGAATGGCATAATGTGTTTTTTTGTCTATGAATATAGTATAATGTATTTTGGGGTCAATGCGACCCCATGTGTACCAGTTTGTCAACTGACATACTCTACGAAAGAATTGAGTAGCTTTTTATTAGTGGACTTATTCTTAAGCATCTTTTTGAATGCTCTAGAAATATCACCCTTCTTAGCACCTACCTCAACATCTAACTCTGTGCTCTGATTTAAAGCATTATTATTGATAGCATACAGAGCAGTAAATGCTGCAGGATTAGGAATGATTGCAGACTTCTCTTTCTTCCATTGCTTTTGAATATCAGAGTATGACTCGAATGAACCATATCGTTGAACAAAACTGGACAACTGACTACCCTGAAGAATACGGAACCCAATTACATTTACGTTAGGATTACGGTCACGAACCTGCTGAATGAAGATGTTAGTAACACTATCATATTCAAACTCAGGATATACACGACCAGTCTTACGATCACGAAGGCAGTTACCCCAGTCAATACGAGAAGGACGGACAACATTCTCATCCTTATAATCATTATACTGCTCTCTACCATAAGCAGATTGACATGCTTCACCATCAGTTAATATACAAACATTAACTTTCTGAAGATCATTTTGTTTTTTGAACTCAGGAAGAATGTAATTAAGCATCACGATTGCTTCATTTAATGGTGTACCAGAAAGACCAACACCAATTGTATTTTGATAACGACCATAGTTTTTATAGTAGTTTGCTTCTCTAAACAAGTTCCTACACATACGCTCATAGTCTTTACCATTAGAACGTGAAGAAACAAAGTTCATTAAGTGGAAGTGTTTACCATCAATATAGAATTCATTCTTTTCTAATCCATCCCAAGTACGACCATAATAATCATAATAATCATCATCTGAAGTATTACCTGCTGTATTTTCTATAGCACGTTTTGCTGCGAACCACTCATTAGTAAATGCATATACTTCAAATGGAATTTGAACTTTTTTACAGAATGAAGTTAGATTAAGAAGTTGCTTAACAGTAGCTAACAACTCATTCTGCATAGAACCAGACCAATCAAGGATAAAAATAAGACCATGATTCTTACCATCAGGAACAACAGTTACCTTTTTAAAGATGTCCTCATTGTACTTGTAAGTATGTAACTTAGTAGTATCAAGTACACCAGTCTTAGACTGTCCAGCACGAGCATAAGCATCAGCAGACTTACGACACTCAAACTCTTTAACAAGATAGTTTACTTCCTTTTGAGATGACTGACGAAATTCTTGATACTCTATATCAACAGTATCATAAACACCTTCAATATCAGATGCTTGACTATCAATCCAATCGTGAAGAACAGTCCAATCTACAAGATGATTATCTAAATCAACCTTCTCAGGAATCTCAATATATGTAGTGCTACGACCACCATAATTACGAGAAGAAAGATTTTCTGCTTTTTCATTGAAAGAACGTTGAGTCTCAGAAGTGTCTCCACCTTCAGAACCCCCATCTTCATCTTCCTCTTCTTCATAATCATCAGGATTAAAATCTGCTTTAGATGAAGAACCTGCACCACCAAAGTTAGGAAGATCAAGTTCATCTTTATCTTCAGAATCTTCTTCTTGACCTTCTTCAGATTCTACTTGATCTTCTTCATCTTGATCTTCTCCTTCATCAGATTGCTCAGGAGAACCTACAGGTGTCTCAGAAACTTGCTCAGATTTATTACTAAACTCATGAACATCAATTGCGATTTGTAAAACTTCTTCAAAAGTTTCTGCAATATCAGTACGAGCAACAAATACTTTCTCCTCAATAGAAAAAGGAATAAGTGCATTAGCACCAATCTTAAAATGTAAATTGATACGATCAATCAAACTAAGATCTTCAAGATCTTCACCATGAATATTAAAAAAATCTCTATCATTTAATTCTTTATAACCACCAACAAAACTCTTCTTAAGACCAGGATACTTACGCTTCATTAATTTCTCAATACGAGCATCCTCAATAACATTCACGAAATCTTTAGGACAGTCTACAGTATCTCTCCAATCCCTATTAGGTGTGAACAATGCATGTCCAACCTCATGACCAACAAGCATATCGTATACTATATCAGATGCTTTATCCCAATTAGGAAGGGTCAACACTCTAGTGTCAACATTAAAATACGCTGTAGGAGTTTGCCTATGCTCTACCACAAGATTCTCTGTAGCTAACAGTCTTGCTAGGTTACCTTTGATTTCTTTGTTGTTTGACATGTGTTTCCTTTGCTGATGTACACATCATAACAAAGAAATGGACTATCCAACCAGTCCATGTGTCACTTCGTTGATTGTCACATTGAGAGTTGAATAGTTCTTGACCTTCTCCACAGATATAGTACGGTCAAACTTATCATCCATACCTTGCTTGTGACTGATTACAAACACTTTGGTGCTATCGTCAAAATTGCGAAGTATCCATCCTAGATCAGAAGTACCCGATTGGTCAAGCGATCCATCAAAAATTTCATCTAAGATAAGAAGGTTAGTGTCAACGCTATTCTTAAGCTTAGCAATGCTACGCCAAGTAAGCAACAAAGCAATATCAATACGAGCTTTCTCTCCTTCACTGAAACTATCGTAAGAGAATACATCACGATATCTAGACTTGATTTGCTCCTCAAAGTTCTCATCAAGGGTGAAATTGACATAAAACTCCATCCTCTGTAAGAAATCATTAATCAATTTATTCATGGTAGGAAGATAGGTTTTGATGATCCTAGTCTTTATACCATTATCTTTAAGGAGTTGACCTGCTGTTGTAAGAATATCACGATCAGATTTTAAGCTAGCTTGTTGCTTACTCAAATCTTTTCTATCTTTAACAAGAGTTTCTAATTTATTATACTCTTCTTTCTTATCAACACTATCACCTTTCAATTCTTTAATCTCTTCTTCAAGTGAATCCACTTGTTTGCGGATTGTCATCAATTGAAAATTGTTTTGAGATACCTCAGTATTTAATTCATTAACTTCAAGTGACAAGGTGACAAACTTTTCATTTCTCTCTTCTTCATCTTTGATAGCTGTCTTTAGTTCTTCACACCCCACATTAATATCATTGACCTTACCTTTACCGTCACATAGTTTTAAATCACGAAACTCTTTTGATATGTCTTGTGTACACGTGGGACACACATGATTGTTCTCGAAAAACTCAAGTTCCTTCTTACATGTGTTCAACTTATGTGTCACCTTGATCAAGTATGTGTTCAACTTCTTCAATTTTTCACTTGATTGATGATAGTCCTGCATTTCTTTATTAAGTTTACAGATTTGTTGTGTTAATTTCTCAACATCTTCTGTACCCTGTAGCTCACTCTTCCTATATTCAAGTATCTTTTCTTTCTTACGATCAATCTCTTCTTGATTTCTCTTTTCTAAAGTAAGCATAGTTTGCTTTTGTAGTTCAATCTTATCCTTTAGAAGATCAAGTTGATAAGTAATATCACGAACTTCATCATTATTATCACGCATCTTATCTTTAAGAAGGACATTCATAGTAGAAAATACTTGAATGTCCAAGATGTCCTCAATAATATCACGACGCTGACCACCAGGCAATTTCATGAATGGGATAAACGTAGAGGATCCCAACACTACAATCTGCGTAAATGATTTATAATTCATCTTGAGCACATTCTGCTCAAAGTTTTTCTGCTGTTCGTTTACAGAACTCTCCTGATTCCACAATTGCCCATTACAATATATCTCAAACTTGTTAGGTTTGATACCACGGATAACTTTATAATCTAGCTTGCCAATACGAAACTCTATCTCAACCATGCAATCTTTTTCATTGATGCTATTGACTAGAGATCCTTTACTAATTTTACGAAATGGTTTTGCAAACAGAGAAAAAGTAAGAGCATCCAAGATGGTGCTCTTACCTGCTCCGTTGCTACCAACGATTAAATTTGTTCTACCTGCTTCTAGATCAATTTCACTAAACACATTACCCGTGGATAAAAAATTCTTCCAACGGATCTTTTCAAATATAATCATTTAATCTGGATCATCGGGTGGTATTAAAAAATCGTCAGGTGTAATAATGGAAAAACGTTGTCCACGATCTTGACATGCTCCTATTATAACATGATCTTCCATTTCCACAACCTGCATTGGAGGATAGTCCTCTTCTGATTGCATCATCAGTAAGTATCTTTCTGCATCGTCATTAGCTAAGAAAATAGGAATAACTCTATTCTCTGAATCGTCAAAGACAGAATATACACCTTCTGGATGATTTTCTATTGTTAAGACGAACATTAGGAAACATTACAGCTTTCAATATATAGTGTTCTCATCAAAGACTTCAAAGAACTCTTGTCTACGGCAATCTCTACTTCATCAATGTATTCATTGAGAAGAGTCATTGTATCCTTAGTTTCAAGATCTGCATCTTCGATATTTTCTGCATCAACTAGGGTCTCAACAATTTTTACATCATGAGCACCTACATTGTATAAACGATCAACCAGTGTCTCGAACATCTGGTAATCCCGTTTCTCTTCAACGATGATTTTGATAAACTTGTCTCTATAATCTGACACGCTGTATTTGTTGTAGTCTGATTCGATGTCGTTGTAGTAAAGTTTTTCAAATATTTCAAAGGGGTTCTCCACAAATCTGAGTCTATCACTCTCAGTATCATAGATATGAAACCCACGAGTATCTTTGTAATCATTCCAGAACATCTGATAAGGGTTACCTAAGTATTGGACATTTCCTCGTTTTGATCTATGATGGAAGTGTCCAGACCAAACACGTTTAAAGTTTTTAAAATCAGAAACTTTAAACCCACCATCAAATTTCATACCAGGTGTGACTTCAAATCCATCACACTCAAGATGCCCACACATAATCTCAGCAGTAGAGTTTTGCATAACTTCTACACTATCACTTCTGTTTCCAGAATTAATCCACGGCATCATCAAAAACTTTTTACTACCCAGAGTAATTTCATCTGGTTTTGAGTAAATCGTTATGTTATCATATTGCTCCAGTAATAGCTCTGGAGAATTAATCTTATTTGTATTTTTATAATACGTACAATGATTACCCAAAATCATATAAACGGTATAATCTTTTAAACGTTTGAAATAATTTTCAGTAATACGATTAAAAGTATTAAAGTCCATAGACTTTCTGTTATCAAAAGTGTCACCCAAATCGATGACTGTGGTGATACCTTCTTTTTCAAGAGTAGGAAAAAAGATTTCATCATAAAATTTCTGCCAGAAATTCCAGAAAGCTACAGAACCTTTCCGTCCATCTAAATGTTGGTCGGTAATCAAAGCAATTTTCATTCCTTTATTAATTTGATGCAGGTCTGTGATGTTTCATACCATCATGATTTCCATCATTAGGTAACCTACCAGTCATAAGATATTCAACAGTCTCTTTACAACCACGAAGATAATGAAGTTGTTCCGCTGTTTTATCTGTTTGTTCTTGTCCTTTAATCTGTGCAATTCTCTTAGTGAATCTTGTTAAAAGTTGTTCAAGATTCTCTGTTGGTTTAGCGTTATCGCTTTCTTTAAGTTTCATTGTAATTAAGTATCAGAGATTGTAAAAATTTTCCAGTTGGTTTAGAAATCTTCCAAGTTGAATCGGTAGATTTAAAAGATAGTTTACCACGCAGTTCATTTGATGAGAGACGAATCATTCTCACCATAGCCAAATTACGTTCTAACTCATTAATGCGTTTTGTTGATATAGTCTTCATGTGTTTTATTAAAAATAACAATACGACCATTCTCAATAATGAATTCTAGTTCATCATCATGACTCCACATTAATTCTTCATATAATGTATTTAAACGACGCATGTCGTCCCATAAATCATTAGGCATTAGTAATCTTTTGTAATAGATTTTTCTTCTTTGGTTTTATTGGTTGCTCTTCTAAAACAACTTCTTCAACCTTAACTTCTTCAACTGGCCATGGAACATCATATTCCCAGTGCTTTTCTGTTTCAAAAGTTTCTGCTGGATTACCTCTACAGATCTGTAATACTCTAACACGTATGGTATCCTTTTTGAATACTGGACAGGGAGTTACAGTCCTACCTAGTTCAACATACTCCATGTATGATGATGATTTTGGTTCCACTACAGGAACATATGGTTTTTCTTTAGGCATTAGCGATTCATTTTAGTTTCAATGTTTTCCTTGATGCTACCCATATCAGAATAAGAAGCATTCATACCTGACATGCTACCATCATAGCTATCAGTGTGCATTACTTCTTCATATCCAGATCGTTCTAGGATCTTTCCTTTAATCTCCAATTGCTTTTTCTCCTTTTGTATCCTACGCAAGAATGCATAGTATATAATCTGAGTAAAGTAAGCAAATGGATTCTTGGATTTTTCTGGGTCGAAGTTGTCAATATACTGAAGACAGTTTTCAATACCATCACAGATCATGTCCTCACGGAACATGTAGTTGACAAAATTTGGTTTGTATGATAAGTGTGTTGCGATCTTTAAAAAGCATTCACCTATATAATTGGTGACTCGTGGGCGAGGTTTGCCTGCTTCTTTAGCGGCATGAACCTTCTGCCGATAATCAGTGATCGCAGCAAGGAACTCTTTGTTGTTGACGTAATATTCTGTCTTTTTTCTTGTCATTACTGCGGGTGCCATGGTTTAGTACCATAATCATGTACTAATAGTAGCATGGAAAAATGGATTTGTAAAGGGGGGCTTGACAAACCCCACAAACCTCAGTACAATTAACCTTGTAGAGGTTCGCGAGAAGGTATTAGCTTTTATTAAAGATATTTTCTAAAGATTTTTTCATATCAGTTACAGTTCCTAGATACCCTGAACCACGGGGCAGCTTGCCTGCTCTTCCAGTTAAATTCTTTCCATTCTCTAATCTCAGTAAATGTTTTTCATAAAAGTCTTGAATAAGAGGATCTATTTCAGTCATGGTTAAAATATGATCACGTTTAATAATAAACATTTTATCAAATGACGCAGAAATCCATTCACTAAAAGAAAAACCAGATATTTCTAATTGCCCTTTCCTTTGTTTTGCAGACAAAACTTGGAGAGGGTTTTCTAGCATTACTTTATCTTCATCTTCTAGATAAACGACTTTAGCTACTATCTCTTCACCAGTAGTTAATTTGATTGTGGCATAGAATTCATCTTCCATGTTAGTTTGCTCTAAGGTTTACTCTAATAACCTCATACTTAAAGTTTTCATCATTATAAATGTTGACTCTCTCATTCAAGTGTCTAAGCGTATAATTCTGACCGCCGATGTCATCAGCGATATCGTATAAAGTTGCTATCTCTTTGCCTTCTCCTTTCCTGAGAACTCTACCAATTGATTGTAGATTTCTAATTCTGGATTTTGACGGTGATGCAAAGATAATGTTGTGAAGACGCTTAATGTTAATTCCAGTTGAGAAGGTGCCGTAACTGGCAACAATGATTGCATTTGATTCTGTTTCCGTAATCTGACGAACTTCTTCACGGTCTTCTACTTCAGTTCCTCCGTGCACAAAAAATACTTTCCGTGTGGAGTCTACAGTATTATTTATCAAATTGTAAAGAGGTTCTCCGTGCTTTTCAATATAGTTAAATAGAACTAGGGTATTGCCTTTGATATCTTTAACAAGATTTTTGATAAGATTATTTCTTCCCGTATGGCTAACTAAATAATCAATCTCATCTTGATATGTCTGGAAATGCTGAGGAGAGTGTTTACAGAGAAGGATTTTTATTCTAAAATTGGAAAGATAACCAGACTTAATTAGATCATCTGTTTTAGTAACTCTTTCATAATCTCCAAATAATCCTTCTAATACCCATTTGTGTGTCTTACTACCATCAAGTGTTCCAGTAAATCCAAAACGATATTTGGCATTGTGTAGCTTAGTCATTATTCCCGTCAGGGATTTAGACTTGAATAAATGTGCTTCATCACCAATAACACAGTCAATGTCATCAAAATATCTTTTGGGAAACTTATAGATAGATTGCCAGGTAGATATTATAATGTTCTTATCAGTGTTCTTATCCTTACCACCATAGATCTTATGAATAAAAGAATCAGCGTCCCACCCGTAGTCAGCGAAATCGCTAACCATCTGCTCAACAAGGGATGTAGTTGGGACGACTATAAGTATCTTCTTTGCGGTGGCAGCATAGTATCTGACTATGGAGTAGATCATCAAAGACTTCCCAGACCCCGTAGGAGAAAGTAACAACTTACGATTATTTTTTATAGCCTCGTACACTGCCTTGTATTGGTATGGACGGGGTTTTATATTGCATACCTTATCCATAAAGTGTTTAACACCTGCAGGTGACACAAAACCATTAGAGTCATCAACATCTCCATACCAATCATTCTTTTCATAGAAAACATCATATTGTTTTTCTTGTGCCCACAATTCTAAATGTTTTTTTAAACCATGATATAACTCACCCGTACCTGGTGAATACAAACGAATAGTTCCATCCCAGTATTTGTATCTGGGATTCTTTTTTAAGAATTTAGCTTCAGGAACTTCAAACGTAAAGTAATCTGATAATTCTCTATGGACATGCTCTTCATCAGAATGAATAGTAATATAGACTTCATTCTTCTTTTTAATTGTAAGATTAGACATCATTGTCCGTTAACAAATTTCTCCCATTCAATAGCACTCTTGACTTGGAATCCTCTGTTTGAAATTTGACGCATGACTTGATCCAACCAGTATAACATCTGATCTAGATATTTGATCTTCGCCTCAAGTTGGATGATTTCCTCATCACTCTCAAGGTATGTTTTCATTTTTTCTGAGGTTTTAATGCTTGATCCAAATGGTTTAGTGGCGTAAACTTTAGCATCTGCTTCTCCAGAGTAATACTCACGCTTTTCCCTAACCAATTTACGGATCTCAAATTCAAGTGAAGATTTAATCTGTGAGATATCAGTATAATGGTTTAAGTATTTATTATGTTGAAAAGGAATGTCTAAAGCTAGTTGTCCTAGGTCAGCACTGTATTGTTTATTCTTGAACTGAAAGTCTACATGACTATCTTCTGTCCACTCTGCTCTCAGTTTTTCAAATTTATTACGAAGAGATTCAAAATTCATAAGCGTTTCATATTTTTATCACAAAGGAAGAACTGCTGGTGTTTGAATGTCACCTCTGCAGTAATGTATTCAACATCAGTTATTGTAGCATCAAACTGTAGGTTACTTAAAGATACAGGAAATATATCTCTGTACTCTACGATGAATGCTGGATTGTATGCGGACGTAACGATGTGTAGTTGTGCGTTAGTATAGATGTCATTTTCTGGTGTCTCTCGTGCCATCTGATCTGCGTTACCATTATCTCTCATCCATTTGTGAATGGAATTGTAATTTACCAGATCTTCATCAACAATAAAACGTACAGTAAAATCTCCAAATGATACTCCACCACCAGGAACGATAGGTAGATTTCTCCAACGACTTGCTACTTCAGTAGTAGGCATTGAAACATCAGGAATATTTGCTGTTTGACAAAAGAAATCTACTCCCTCAAACTTTTCCATTTTCAAGAGATATCCAATAGGGTTTAGAAAATTCCTATTGGTAGGTTGTTCTTTATACCACTGAGCAGACATGTCAACTTCCCAAGCTATTAGTATTTATGGAATGCTGACGGTACTTGTTTTAACTTATCAATAACATCAACTTCCACCCTATCAACAATTTGATCTAAAAGATCTATATCTAAATGCATGAATGGTGGAATAATACCAAGCAAGCGAAGTAATCCATCTACAAACAGTGCAAGTGTTGTAAACCCTAGTATCATACTGAGTACAGTAGCATCACGATTATGCTTTGCCATTGATGCCTCATCAATTTTTCTCGCTTCATCCACAGCAACTTCTACTGCTTTTGCAATTAGTATATCAACTTCTTGTTTTGTATAACTATTGGTCTGGTTCGCTTTCATATTTACAAAAGCTTTCCCAATCCGAGATTTGGCCTGAGTCATCGTTATTATTTTTATTATCTAGGTAAGCAAGTTTAATACCTCTTGATTTTAGCACAATTTTCTTTGCTTCTGTCATCTCTTCATGATAAAAGATAATTATTGTATCATTTAATCCTTGATCACCACTCATCCAGTTCCTCCTGTTCGTCGTCCCATACTTCGTATGGTCCTCTTTGCATACGTTTTAGCTTTTCAGTTTCAGATCTATATGATGCTGTTTCTGATATCCACAACGCTAATTTAATTACTACAAATATTGCAGCAAGTGGGGCTAAGCAAAGTATTAATACAAATGAAATATTGTTTTCGCTCATTGCCAGTATTCGTCTAATCTCTCCAGAACATTAGTCAAAATACGTTGGGCAGCATCACGCTGCCTTTCATCCCACTCAGGGTACCAATATCCTTCATGGAGACCTGTTTTCATCTTCATGATATAAGCAGTCATGGCCACTTTATCAAGTCTGCCGTTCATCAAATAAGGTATCACTACCCCTATTTAGGAGCATAAAAAAAAGACCCCCCGAAGGAGGTCTTGATAAATGTGAACCTGTATTATGTGAGGTTAGCAACTCTAACTCTTCTGTAATACTGGTTACGGTTGTGTGTAAGTGCTTCAGCATCAGGTGTGCCGTTAGACTGTACAACAAATGGGTTAGCAACCATACCGTATCTAGTCTTGAAGCCAATCTTGGGCTGGAAGGTAGATGGGTCAATGCTTCTGAGCATTTGTAGGGGAACGTA